CCCTGGGAATAATAAATGTTATCCCCCAGTCGCCCGACCTGTGGAAGACGCGACAGCGTCAGCAGGAAGTTTCCGGTCCAGGCGTAGTCGATCTTCACATCCTTGAGCTGCGGGAACGCCTTGAGCATCTTCGGCCGAATGATCGCCTCGATGTTCGCCGGATCCCTCGCGCCATACACCACGCCGCCACCGAAGATCAGACGCTTATCGCCTGTCAGTCGGTAGTAATCGAGCAGGTAGTTGCAGTCTTCGACGCAATAATCCTGCGGCAACAGGCGATGAGCCAACTCTTCCCCCAACGGCTCAGTGGCGATCACCTGCGTACCGCAAGGCATCGACTTGGCTGCCAGCTCCGGCACCAGATTGCCTAGATAAGCGTTGCCCGCCACGATAATGAACTTGGCCCTGACCTTGCCCTGCGGCGTATACACAACCGGACTGGCACCGCGCTCGATGCGCACCGCTGGTGACTGCTCGTAAATCACCCCACCCAGCGACTCCACCGCCGCCGCTTCGCCCAACGCCAGGTTGAGTGGATGAATGTGTCCGCCGCTCATGTCCAGCATGCCGCCCACATACTCATCGCAAGCCACTACCTCGCGAATACGCCGCTGATCCAGCAACTCCAGTTGCGTATGACCGAAACGTTCCCATAAACGCTTCTGCGACTCCAGGTGGCCCATCTGTTTGGCGGTAAGGGCGGCGAACACACCGCCATCTTTCAGGTCGCACTGAATCTGATACTTCGCCACCCGCTCGCGAATGATCCGCCCACCCTCGAACGCCATGTTGCCAAGCAACTGCGCCTGCTGCGGACCAACGCTGCGCTCGATCACATCGATGTCGCGGCTATAGCTGTTGACGATCTGACCGCCGTTGCGACCCGAAGCACCAAACCCAACCTTGGCTGCCTCAACGATCGTGACCTTGAAACCGTGCTCCAGCAAAAACAGCGCGGAAGACAACCCCGTATAGCCCGCACCGATCACGCACACATCGGTTTCGACATCATCCTGCAGGGCAGGGCGCGACGGCGCCGGATTGGCCGATGCGGCGTAATACGACGCTGGGTAGGATGTGTTCGCCATTCTGGAACCTCTGTTTTATATTTTTTACGAATGCAGCGATCCTACCCGAGATAAAAATCCGCCGCCAGCCACCCCCGAATCTTCGCTGTATCGGCGAAATTAAATATTTTGCATATTCATAGGGTTAGGTGAAAAAAAGGTGTTGACACCCCTTTGGAATTCCGTAGAATGCCGCCTCACAGCAGGCACGTAGCTCAGTTGGTTAGAGCACCACCTTGACATGGTGGGGGTCGTTGGTTCGAGTCCAATCGCGCCTACCAAACAAAATCCGCTCTGCTGGGCGGTCTAGAAGGGCTCACCGAAAGGTGGGCCCTTTTTTGTTGTCTGCGATTTGCAAAACTTTTGCAAAACTTTTGCAAAACCTCCACCTCACAACGCCAATTCGGCCCCCACCTCGACGTACTCAATTGTCTTGTTGCCGTGTCCCTCCTGGTAGTGCCTGGTCATCTTCTCGTCCGCATGGCCCAGCAGCGCCTGGATATACTCCTGCGGGAAATTCTGCTGTTCATACAGCCATGCGCCCAAAGCGCGGATCTCGTGAAAAGTGGGGCGCTCACCGGCGGGCACATGGTCATAAGCGTGCGCCGCGTCCCGCGCCTTACTGAACTCCTTGGTCAGATAATCCGGCGTTACCGACGTCCAGTGATCCTTCGCGTCGATCTGTTCCCGGCGCCGCGCCTTCGGCTTGTAATGGATCAGGTAGGGCGAGACCAGCGGCGAGCGCAGGCACTCGCCGACGACTTCATGCAGCGCTGCACCCATGGTGATCTTCAGGTGAACCGGATTGTCGTAGCCCTGAGTCTTGCCCGGCGACACGGTCAGCGTGTTCTTGTCCATGTCGACCGCCGACTTCAACCAGGTCACGATATCCTCGCGGCGCTGGAGACTGGTCAGTGCCAGGCGAATTGCTCGCTTCAGCCAAGGTGGCGTTGTCGCCGCGTCGATGATCGACTTCAACCCCTCTAGCGTGTGCCGCTGCCGCTTCTTCTCCGCCTCCTTCTTCACCAGAGTCAGCTCGGCATTATTTCGCTCGGCCAGGCCCTTGGCCACGGCAAACGCGAATATCTGCACCCACAGCCCCCGGTGCTTGGTGTAGGCGTTGTTGCTGAACTGGTCCAGATACTCGGCCATAGCCAGCACGTCCATCTGCCCGATCAGCCTATCGCCAAGGTCCTGCCGGTAGCGCTCGATCTTGAATTTGATCTCTTCCAAGGTGCGAGCGGCGTACCCCTTATCTACCAGCCATTCATCGTGGAAGCGCTGGAGCAGGTTGCTGACAGTCGGCAGGCGGTCGCCCGTCAGCAGGGTGAGCAGTGCGCCATCGTCCACAACGAGCGCCGCCAGTTTCAAATTCGCCGCCCGGGCGAGTTTTATTGCCTCTTCTATGGGGCGGTTGATGCTAGTCATCAGGCCGGTGATTGGATTGCGGTACCGCCAATACTTCCCGTTGGGGTAGAGGTTCGGCGGTAACTTCCTGTTTTTCAGTGTGCGCGGCCGGGCAGCCATCAGCCGATCTCCATCATTTGGGCCAGCAGCGGGTCAGTAGAGCCCATCACTGCGGCCTGGACGTCCACAAAATACATCCCGCCTTTCACTTCTCCTGCCACCTCGCCTTCCTCAATCCATTTCTTCAGCTGCTGAACGCTCGGCTTTCCGCCGACGTAGCGCAGCTTCCTGTATTCGCTCACCTCCATAAGCCGGGGGAGCTTGATCGTCATTTGTGCAATGACCTTTGCCATGATGATGCTCCATGCCGCGCGTGGCGGCAGAAGGTGGTGAGGGTTATGCGCTGGCTTTTGCCAGCACCGCGTCGGCCACCGCCATTGCTGCTTGGGCGTCGTCGACGTAGGCAGGATCGAACCCGCCGGCCAAGTGGATGGTTGCTTGGCAGGCGCGCAGGTTTTCTCGGGTGAGTTTCAGCGCGGCGACCAGCTCTTCGTGCAGTCCGCGTTCCTCGCGGCCGATATCCCAGAAGCGCTGGCCCCAGTGTCCGGCTGGCGGCGGATTGGAGTTTTGCGCGCCCATGGCCAGCGCTCCGACCACTGCGTCCAGCAGGTCGCGCTTGTAGGCGTTGTCGCCGTCGATGCTCAGGCCGTTATGGCGCAGCGCGTCGAGGGCGTTGTTCAGGTTTGCCTCGGGCGATGGCAGCACCAGGTCGAAGTCGGCCTTGCCGGGGTGGCACACCACCAGGAACATTTGGCAGCCGAGCGACAGGTGCTGGGCGATATCGGAGATCGCATCGATCGCCACATCACGCAGCAAGGATTTTTTGTCAGGCATAGGAATTCCTCGCCCGCCATTCACCGGCAGGCTGTAGGTGGATTGGGGATTACATCAAGGTGGCTAGATATGCCTCTGCGATTTGCCGTCGCAGATCTTGACGCTGGGTAAGATTGATCAAGTCGAGTCGAAGCAGGCGGTTGGTCCATCTATCGCATTCGCGGAAGAAACGATTTCTGGACTTGCGAGTTGCCACTGGGGCGATAGCAATCATTGCTTCAGTAAACTGTTTCATGAGGCTTTCCTTTTGGGGTGAGCCTCAATGGTCAATGCATCGAACTGTCGGTTTCCCGACTATATTTCTCTGAATCCGCTCATGGCCTAGGCCCCCTATACACAAGCCACGCCATGTAGAGCAGGGGGAGGATCATGGCTGTGGCTCCCTGCCCATGGCGGCGTCGATCGTGCTGTCCACGTTCTCCTTGCTGAACTTCACGCCGGTAAACCAAATCGGCGTGCTGAGGTAGAACTGGTGGACGGACTCGCTGTTATCGCGCAGCCATCGATACCGCTCTGCATCGTTGCGCAGCGCTTCGACATGCTCGTGCAGGTTTTCGCCACGCTTCAGGCCCAGGCTCTCGCGCAACGTGTCGCGATTCGCCAGGCACGCCTCGCCGATTGGCTGGAACTCTATCGCCTTGTCTAGCTCACCCCGGAGCCGGTCGATTTCTTTTCTCAGGCGCATCGCGCAGGCGTATTTCATGCCGTTGCGGGCTTGGTTCAGGTCGTCAATCAGGGTCAGGACAACATCTGGCGAGCATTCCTTAAGAAAGGTCTCGTCGCGACCGAGCAAGCCCGCGTCTTCAATCATCCCAGCCCAGCCGTGCGAGCGGATCACCTCGTCGCGGCAGCCTTCGGCCAGCCGCTTCAGTTCGGTGTAGTCGGTCATGGCGTCACCTTGTGCCGCACCCACACGCAGATAGGGCCGTCGTCGGTATCGTGGATCGAGAAGAAAACCAGCCTTCGCCGGCGGGTTTAGTCGGGTGCCAGGCAACACAGTCAGCGATACCTTCAGCAAGCCAAGACGCCTGCAACTCCTCGGACGCGTCATATTCGAAAGCCAGTTCGCGAACTTCCAAGCCGCGCGAGTCAAACCAGGCGTATGGGATCAACTCGTCTTCGGTAGATGGCCAGGCTGGGTGGGTCCAGCAGCCAGTTGCGTCACGATCAACTGGCAACGGCTGGATCAAAACATTTTCTTCAGACATGACTTCGTCCTTGCCGCTATAGCGGCTGACTTTGAAGGGGGGTTACAGCTTTTGCGGGAGGAGTACAGATGTACTCCTGTTGTTATTTAGCTAATCAGCAAATCGTTGCAAGGTCATTGAGTAGGTCATCTACGCGAGTGCTAGGCCGACGCCGTGGATGATGCTTCAACCCTGATCGATACAGTCAGTGGTTTTGTGGACAACTGAATCCTTGATGGCTTTTTGCCCTGCGTTGGTGTTTTATGGCGACCGCACATCACGCGCATGCTTGACTGAGGGGCGAGGAATGAATTGGTTTGAATTGCAAGCGGTTGAACTCGACTATAAAAATCTTATGGGTTCATGGCGTAATGGTGAACTCACGCCCTATGGGTGGCTTGGGTTTTCGTTTTCAGAAATACACTGGGGGCTTTATGTTGTTTTCATTGGGTTGAGTCTTTTTTGTGTGAGGTGTATATATGTGCGAGCCAGCACATTTGAAGATCGCATCGCAGGTTATTGTAGAGTCGCTATAGTTTTATTTTTTGTTTTGTTTTTATATGCTTGTTATGTGGTTGGGTTATTATGGAATATTCCATTAGTAAGCGTGCCTAGCCAAGTGCGCGAGGGTGTTTTTGGAGATAGCTTTGGTACACTGAACGCTTTGTTTTCTGGCTTGGCTTTCTCTGGCGTGCTAATTACCCTTCTGTTTCAGCGTAAAGATCTTTCTGAAACAAGAAGCCAAATCGCGCGTCAGCAAATTGAATCTCAATTTTACAGTATGCTCAACCAGCAGCAGGAAATTGTTAGAAACCTCGATTTGCAGAAAAGAGATACTAATGACGTGATTGCTCGAGGTCGTGATTGTTTCAGAGTGTGGGAAGATGCACTGACTGAAGTATATAAGATTTGCTTAAAAAAGAAAATTGCCAACCCTCATCGATTGGCTTATCAAGCAATTTATCTAAGCGGTAGAGCGGACCTTGGAGTGTATTTCCGGAGTTTATATTCTGTGTTCCGATTTATTGATGAGTCTGGGCATCAAGATGCAAATAAATTTGGCGTGGTTGTTCGATCTTTGATTTCAGACTATGAGCTTGTTTTACTATTTTATAATTGCCTATCCGAAAGGGGGGTGGGTTTTAGTAAGTATGTCTATCGATTTGGCCTGTTTGATAATTTGGATGATAGCCTTCTTTTGAATCCTGAAGATATAAATTTGTTCACTTACGAGGCTTACGGAAGTAATCAGTATCTCATTGGGAAGTTAGAGGTCGGGCCGCCTGATAGAAGCGAATAGTTTCCTTCTGATAAGAACACATTTTTGAATATGGGATGCCAGGGTGGGCAGCGCCGGAATTTTAAAACGCGGCGCGTGCTGATCCTTTGCTGGAAGTTTCAGAGAGTCCTAACCGCAACTCTCTCGGCTAGTTCGGTTTGGAATCGTGTTTAATCTGTTTACGCCTTCCGATACCGTATCCATCGAATAGGTGGGTTGTGCTGGGCTCTCGGTTTTGTCGCACGCCCTGGTGAGTTATAGCCAGTCGTCGCGCCGGCTGCTGATATCGTCACGACTGATATCGGTAAAATTTGGACACAGATAGTCCTCTCCGGTCCATGCCCGGGCGGTGGAGTGGGAAGGGGGTACCTAGCAAATGGCCTTCATGCGATCATCCAGCAGAAGATATGAGCACCATGGGGGCTTGGCGTGAAAGAATATATTCGTCCGTTACATGGTTTTTGGCTGGCATCTTTATTGCCATTAATCGTAGCGCTAGGGCTAGCTCTATATTTCTATAGACTAAAATTTGGAGGCGAACTTTCAGGTGTTTCTAGTGATTGGTCCAATTTCGGAAGCTATATCGGTGGTATTTTTGGTCCGCTTGTCTCGTTCGTGACTCTTGTGGCTGTTTTGAAGACTGTCTTTCTGCAGCGTGAATTGTTAAATGCTCAGCAGAAAGAGTTCGATCGAATGAATGAGTTGCAAACGAGGACATTCGAGTCTCAACAGTTGCAGGTGGAACGCTCTGCGCGGGATAGTTTGGTTGTCCAAATCGCCGCCGCCCAAGAGTCCGCGGTTAGACTAATTGAGATGAGAATGCATATGCACGAGCGTGACTTTGATCGGCAGCATGACCTGTCTTTCAGGTACCGGGCTGAATTTGAAGCAAATATGACAGAGGAGCAATACGAAAAGCTTAAACGTATGGTTGACCATCGAAACAAAGCGAGGGAGTCTGTAGATTGCCTATCGAAAGTTGCATTAGATATATCGCTTGCTGAGTTTCAAAGCGTCATGGAGGTCCGTGAATTTCTTGCGGAAGGTATAAAAGCGGTGTATGAAAAACTTGACCAGGCATACCCTGGGACCCTTAAGCAAATATTGTAAAAATCAATCGCCGCAGAAGCAGTCGATGTCTTCGGCGTAGCCAAAGGCATCCATCTGGCCTTTGTAGTTTTCGGCATACCAGGCTAGATGGGCATATTTCGGGCGGTCCATGCGGAACACCTGATTGAATTTTTCCTCGGCCCCGGACCAGAAGATCACGCGCTCCGGCTCTGCTTGGATGGCTTTGAATAATTTGTCTTCACCCTTTTTCCAGCACAGGTCACAGTTGCCAAGATCTGAATCCATGCCTAGGTCGAAGTCCTGTGATAGCCAGAAGGCGGCCACGTCTTCCTTGGTGGTTCCGGCTGTGTAGGAGGGGCAGACGTTGTCCCACCGCGTGCCGCCCTTTGCGTTGGCGGCCATCATGCGGTGATAGCGGCCGGGCTCGTCCTTGCGGATACCGATTACACAATCCCACTCGTTGTAGCCCAGCGCACGCATATGCTTCTCACCGATTTTGATCTTTAGGTAGGCGGTACACATGTTGTTCGAGAAATTCGGTAGGACTGGCGCCAGGTTCTTCTCTGCTTTCCGGTAGGCTGCGTAATACTCAAGCATCATGGTGAACGGCTCGCCGTTGCGGCTGGCCGTTTCGAAGTCCACCAGCTTGTACCAGGGCGCGTCGTCCGGCTGGCCGTACACCCGGCACCATTCCATCCAGACAATGTTCACGCTCCAGCGCTTAGCTATCTCGTCGATGAAGACCAGCGTCTCCTCGCGCTCTTTGCCAGTATTCTGGAAGAACAGATGAACATCCGGTGGCATCACGCCGCCGTGGGCTTCGAGGATCTTGTAGACCATGTGGCCGCTGGTGCGACCACCGCTGATGCCGATCTGGGCCGGACCCTGGATCAGATAGGGATTCATGTTTACTCCAGACAGCCACCGGCCTAACCGGTTGGCGTGATAGGTATTGATGGGCTATTGGTTAATAGATCGGCAATCACGCCGATGCTAGGAGGTGGCTTATGGGAGGAAATAGTGGCAGTGGTGGAGATGGTGGCGGAGACATTTATTGGCCTTGGAGCACTCATCCAGTTCCGTTTCCACTTTCAAATGCCCCGGTATCAATCAAGGATCTAATCGGCAGGAAGTTCCGGGTAGTGCGTCAAGGTGATGTTGTAAATCAGGAGATTGACTCAGGACGCGTGACAATTTTTCTTAGTAAAGACAATAGGATCGAAGAAATATACTGTGACCCCGACCTTCCACGTAAATAGGTTCGTTTCATTTACCGCCCTGCTTGAGGGGATACTCTTTGCGGTGCAGGGCTTCTAGTCAGTTAGTTGTTGAAGGATTCGTCGTCCGATCCAGCGAACGACGGTGACCGCCTTGCTGTTGCCGATGGCCTTGTAGCGAGGCCCGTCCGGGCATTCCTCGGCGGGCTTGCCACGCCAGGGGATCAGCGTGTAGTCGTTGGGCATGCCCTGGAGGCGTTCGCATTCTCGGGGCGTCAGGCGGCGCACCGCGGTGCCAATCTGCGCAACCGACATTCCCTGCCCAACCTTGCCGCCGCTACCGCTTAAAGCGCCGGTGATGCTTCCGTTGCCCGCCTCGTAACGAAGTTCAGCGCGAGAGTTCTCCGCAAACGCGGCAACTATCAGATGGCTGTGTCCGTGGTTGGCGTCCTGATGACTGCACCCGTGGAGTCGGCCGTAACTCGCATCGATTGGCGGTACCACGAAGAACGTCTCGCTTTCGATATCCAGGCGGCTGTCCTTCGCGGTGAGCGTAGCGGCCAGTTCGATCGATCCGTCCAGGCTATGGCCGCCGAACGCTGGGATGCCGCCGAACATGCTCACCGCAGGCCCTTCGTCTCCCTCACAATTCACGCAGCCGTACGGCCCGAGTTCTTCGCCGAAGATGTGCCCGCATCCGCACTGCAGCGCAGGGCCGAAAGGAGCTGTTCCGGTAACGTCTTGCCCCTGGCCTCGGCTCGGCGCAGTATCCCGGCGCAGGCCTTCTCGCTCAAAAAGTACCTCGGTGGGATCGAATCCGTCTCGAGCACTTGCGACAACGAACACGCGGCGGCGTCGTTGGGCCAATCCGAAATATTGGGCGTCCAGGACCCTCCACGCGATTGTTCTTTTGGGTCCATACACACAACCAGCGTTCGGCCATTTCTTCCCTGAAGGCTGCAGTTCGCAGTCTTCCCCAGCAAGCGCGCCAAGAAAGCATCCGAAGGCGTTGCCTTTGTCACTGAGGACACCGGGGACGTTCTCCCAGACGATGACGCTGGCGGGCTTTCGCTGGCCGGCGCGAACATAGTCAACTGCATCTGCAAGCTCCACGTATTTAATGGTGAGGGCGCCGCGGGGATCGGTGAGGCCTTCCCGCATCCCGGCCACGCTGAAGGCCTGGCATGGCGTGCCGCCGACCAGAACCTCGGGCGCTGGGATCTTGCCGGCCAGGGCCAGGGCCGCCAGGCGCGTCATGTCGCCAAGGTTCGGCGTGTTGGGGTAGTGGTGGGCCAGGACTGCCGACGGGAACGCCTCAATCTCGGCGAACCAACTGGCGCGCATGCCGAACGGCTTCCATGCAAGCGTTGCCGCCTCGATGCCGGAGCAGACCGAGCCGTAGGTAATTTCCATGCGGGATCCTCGCCGGTTGGCGTGATTCGAGTTTGTGGGCTATTGGTTGATGGCCCGGCATGAGGCCGGTTAGGAGTTTCGAATGCCAAACCGATCAGAGTCGTATCGTGGTTTCATCCAGCGCTATCCCCGCGCTGACTTCACGAGCCAGGTTCACGAAAGCGGGCGCACTTCGGAGATTGCAATCGGCAAGCTGCACGACATTGTCGAAGCGATGTTTGTTGGTATCTACAATCAGGACGGCAGCGTCGTGGCAGAGCAGCACTTCGACGAGCAGACGCTGAGAGAAAACCTTGGCGTGATAAGAGTTTTGCCTGAGGCAGCGCTGAAGATTGGTCGACAGAATGCCGAACGATTTGCGGGGCCGATCAAGACTGGTTTTTGATATCACGCTTCAATGCCGGTCGCGGCGAACGCTTCAAGCTGCCGCGACCACTTTTCCTTAATGACCAATTCAGATCGCGACATGCTAACGAAGCGTTCCGACTCGGCCGCTGGCGCGCCTGCCAGATTGATGATGAAAGTCGAAACCGTCTCCTGCCATTCCTCGAAGCCGTGGCGCTCGCTGAGAACCTGAAGCGCATCATCGAGCGCCTTTGAAACAATCAGCGTGCGCTTCTCGGCGCCGATCCGATCGAGCAGCGCCTTTTCCTTGGCTCGCTTGTCCTTCTGCAATTGCGCATTGCTCTTGGCCATGGCCTACCTCTTCAATTCCGCTGGCCGGCAAATAACGCCGGGGTCTGTCGTTTTTACTGTCTAAATGATCAGTTGTGGCGCCTGGCCGCTACATGGTTTATTTCAGGGCACATTTACCCAATGGAGTTGGAAGATGGCCTGGTACAAATATGATGCAGACGTTCAGAAGAGCGCTTCGAAAGCATATGACGAAAAATTCAAGCCAGGAGAGAAAGCCAAATGGCACGGAATTTATAAGTGCATCAATTGTGGCGACGAAATAGCCATCGCCCAAGGCCATACCCTGCCTGCGCAAAACCATTACCAACATGCTGCTGGTAAGCCAATCATCTGGCGCCTGTCCGTATATTCTGAGCAAAAAAAGTAACGACCCATTCACTGAACGCCCGCCATTTTGATTGGTCGCTTTATGGCGCCCCTGGGAACTTGATGTTGTTCTCTCGAGCGATCAGGCGGGCGCGCTTCGTTGCCATGCCCATTTCCGTTGCCGCCTCGATCACGGTCTTGCCTGCTTCGGCCAGCGCCTTCAGCTGCGGAGCCAGCTTGTCTCGTTCGGCGCGCAGCTTCGACGCGTGGGAGCTACCAAACATCGCTTCACGCTCACCACTCACGCCAGAGGCGACATGCTCGATCGTCTTGCCGGCGCCGAAGAACTGATCCAGCTGCTGGTTCAGGTTATCGATCAGTTGGTCGCGCGGGTTGGGTTGCGGCACACCGATCATTCCAGGTCACCCGAAAGCGTGACCTTGATGCCGTCGGCGCGCGACTCGAGCTGCTGGGCGAAGTTGACCGCCTCTTTGTAGCTGAAGCGGAAGCCCCGCACCTTGCTGGTCGCGAGTTCCACGATGTGGTACGCGCTTTCACCTTTGGTGACGACCTGATAGCGGATCTTCTGCACGGGTGGCTCCTTGCCAATCAGGGCGTAGAACTCGGCGGTGGCTATGGTAGAGCGAGCGTGCAGGGCCGCGACCCCGTCGACTCGCTGTTGAATGGATGGATGCATGGCGATTCCTCGTTGGGGTTGCGTTTATTCGTCAGCACTCTGCTCGCCTGCCGTTCGCCGTGGGGCGCAGGGGAGAGTGCTGGCGGATAAAGGCGGTCCTGAAAAAGCCCGATCGGGACCGGGCTTTCGATTCGCTTCACAAACGCCTCCGTATGTGAGCGCTGGGCGCCTTCGTTGGAAGGGCTTGAGGTTGGCTATTTCATGGCGGTCATCCTCCGTTGTTCGCTCACTGGGCAGGCAGTGGCCAGCTGTGAATCCGCATCGGAGTGTGGTCGTGAAGGCTGGGCAATCGACCCCTATACCGGGCGTCGAGGTGGCCACCCCGCTGTTTGCTGGCAGCTCATCCGATCAAACTCCGATGCGGCCTGGTGCTGGGGAGTACCAGGTGCTCGGGCCCGGGTTTGCACCGGACTTCCACGTCACCATTACTTTTATATGGGGTTCATACGTGTAGTTCGCCCATTTCCGTAGGCTTTCGCCATCCCGCTGCCCACTCATGGAATGGGCAGAAGTGATGCGCTAATAACGTTTTGCCACTACTTCGATTAGAATTTGTCCACCCCCCAAAACAGAGGTACATGGATGTGAAACGTGGACTTGGTGCTTTCGCTTTTCTTCTTGCTGCGCTTGCCGCATCAAACTCTTTCGCTGATGAATCCGAGCAGTCGGTAAACAACGCTTTCACCGTGTGCCAGATGCTGGATAGCACCGGCTCATTGACCGAGCCATGCGATGTTTCAGGCTGGAACAGTTCGGTGATTATTTCGGTGGACGCGTCTCCAGGTGAGGCACGAAAACTATGCCCATCCATCAAAAAGATGCTGCAGAACAACAACATGAAGTTCGGCCCGGGCTGGACTATGAAAGTCACTTCCCCGTACAGCGGCGATAAAGCGATCGCCACCTGTCCTCTCTAACCTTCCGGCTTCGTTTCCGAGCAGCCCTCGCTAGAAGGCTGCCCGGTGATATTTCATTTCTCGCTACACATCTGCCGGAGTCCTCTCTCTGCCCGCTGCCGCTACTGGCGTCACATCGGGTGGCTGTGTAACTTCGCGTGCTCGCATGTGGGAGCCCGGCCAGTTCCATCGCTGGCATGGAGATCGAAGTTTGTGTTTCGCACTGTTCCCGTTGCCGGGGATCGATCCGCGAAGATTCCTTACTGTTAAAGAGCGGCGGGTCTGGGGAGGCCCTGGCGAGCCGCTTCGGCGTCTCGATGAATGTAGTTAACCATCGGTATATATCGTCGTCAATACCGATGGTTAATTTAATTTCGAAAGGTGTACGATATGCTCCGCTTAATACTGGATGTGCATACAGTTGTAAGGGGGTTTTATGAGCGAACAAAAAGAACAGGAACCGCGCGGACGGTACGAGATGGCGGGGATAGATCGGCTTGGGCTGAGGGTGTCGAACATGATCAACCACCCGGTCGCGCAGATTCAGCGTTGGGTGACGATCCATCGCCTGGACAGCGATGGCCATCGGGAGTGGGAGGAGGTGATGGGCCTGCTATCCGAAACGGACGGTATAGACATGACGCTCAACGACGATGAGTCGGTGACGCTTAGGTGGGAGGCTTGCGCCGATGAGGATCGGCCGGTGGAGGTTATCGAAAGGGTAGAGGAGCCAGCGCCCTTCTGACAGGCAAAGAAAAGCCCGGCGATGGCCGGGCTAATCTAGAAGCTTGTAAAATTGCGCCTTTGTAACACCCGCTTGAAGACTCATCCATTTTATGAGGTCTCCATGAAAAGGTGCCTTTGGCTTATCTACCGTCACCTTGCGGAAGGGAGGGCCAGGATTCACCCATTGTTCATGGCTTCCTTCCTGATTCCGAAAAACAAAGCCCAGTTTCCTTAAAACGCTTGTTACTTCTTTGTAGGTCAGGGGGCGATGCCTTCCGAAGCCCATTCCGCATCCTTAGCAAACGATTTGAAGCGCCGGCTCACTGAAGAAGCGTACGTCTCGGCGCCGAGAAAAACGGCGCATGAACGAGTAAGCGACTGCTTTCACCTCGTACTGCAGGCGAGTAGAAAGTGGGGCACGACGGCCGAGAAGCTCAACGGCGTGCTCTTTGTCCACAGTCAAGGCCTCTACGATATAGGACTTGATTTGAGCTTCAAGCTTTTCCTTCGCTTGTTCGAAGCTCTCGCCCTGGGTGGCGAGGGTGAACTGCGGGCATGCTGCAATCCACAAGCCGTCTTTTTTCTCTGCATAGCAACGGAGAACGAAAGGGTTGTTAGACATGGCGTGAATCCTCTGATGAAACGATCTGTCAATTCTCCAAAATCCTTGGATCATGACGAGCAGCGATTATCGATACCTATGTGGATAAGTCAATTAAATCCCGCGACACGAAATACAAATTCACAAAACGTGTCGCGTACCGACGACTATAGCTCAGACGCAGGCCAGACAGGTCGGTTCCCTTATTGTTTCGGCCGATGAGGACAATTCTAAATGGCTATAACCTAAATACTACGCGACGTATGGCGAATGTCTTACACGAAAGGCTTGGCGGCTCAGACCAGATTCGCGTTCCAAACCAGCAACACTCGCGCCTGGATGTAGGTTTCTTCGGCGCGAATCGTCCGTGCCGGATGCAGTGCGTTATCCGAAATCATGCTGAGCTGATCTTCACCAATCCACTGGAGCCGCTTGATGTACAGGTGGCCATCCCAGGTGAACATGTAAATCCCATCCCCAACGAACTCCCGGATGCTGATATCCACGAGGAGCGGGTCACGGTGCTTGATGGTAGGCGCCATCGATTGGCCCCAGCCTGTCACCATCTTCAGATGGAAGTGTTCTTTGAACTCGACGCCCATCTCGCGTAGATGCTGAGGGCTTACTCGAATGTCCTGAAGCATTTCCGGATAGTCGTGCGGAACCTGCCCGCCGCCCATGGCAGCACGGATATCGTAATGGGCAATCCATACCTCATCACCCACCGCACCTGGCCGGTAGTAATCCAGCTCGATTACGCCGCCGGCATCATCAGCCTCGGCGGCAGCCAGCAGACGTCGGCGAGCATTCTCAGAAAGGTTTTTTCCGCTGCGACTCAGCATGTCGCGGACTACATCGGCTGCTGACCCGCCAACGGTGTAGCTGACACGCTCCTCCCGTACAACCGGCGCGCTTGTCATATTCTGAATTTCTTCAGCCAGGCGAGGACTGAACGCTTCGACTGGCTCCTCAATAAGGCGAGCCAAAACCGCTGCGAATTGGGCGTTGAGCGGGTTGATTCCTTTGAAATAGAGATTCACAGCAGCCGGTGTCATACCGGCCGCATCGGCGATTTTCTTCTGACTCAGCTTCAGCTCGTTCTTCTTCGAGAGGAATAGCGCGTGCGCGGCCTCGCACTCGGCCAGGCGGTCAGGAGGGAGGATTCGTTTTTTCGTCATCGCGCGAATGTATACCAACGGTTAAAAATAAGAAGAAACCATCGGTATTGATTAAAAATTAACAGATGGTTAATATCGGCCTCATCTACAACCGAGGCTTGATCATGACCGAGACCCCCCTCGACAAGTTCGTGGCTGAAAAAGGGCAGTCAGAGGCTGCACGGCTTCTTCGTGTCACAGCCCCTGCAATTCATAAAGCACTCATTGCGAAACGAGATATCCGCGTCCTTGAGCTTCCTGATGGGAGTTTCCAGGCAAGTGAGCTGCGGCCGTTCCCTTCGCAGAAGTCGGCTGCTTGATCGGCTGAACAAATCATCGCTCACGCTTCGCTGGGCTTCTACGGAAACAAAATCGAGGTTTTACGAATGGAAAATTTCTTGAGGGCTTGCCACACCACCGTCAAGGAAAGCGGGGCAGAGGAGCTTGCGGGGAAAATGTGCCTGGCCCACGTGAGCCTGCTGCAGCGATCCAACCCCGATAACGCTGCGCATCACCTGACCATCGAGCATCTGTTCGGCATTTTGCTGCACACCGGAGACATGCGGCCGCTCGTTACCCTCGCTGACCAGTTCGGCTTTGAGCTCGTCGCTCGGGAGAAACCAACCGCCAAGCCGTTGATGGTCGCGCTGGGTCACCTGTCCGCTGAATGTGGAGATGTGGGTCGACTGATATTCGATGCCGCTGCTGACAACCACATTAGCCAGCACGAGAAAGCCCAGGGCGAGAAAGCCATTCAAGAAGCCATCGAGGCGCTTCACGTACTTCGTGAATCGCTGAAGGCGGCCTGAATCGTAGGCATAAAAAAACCGCCTGGCAGGGCGGTCCTTTCAACAAAGCAATAACTCAGTGGGGCCATTATGAACATCAACACCGCTCCCGGCAATACCCGCCATGTCGCGACACTTTTGGGACCATCGCAAAAGGTGTCGTGTCACACCATGTCGTCACGCGAGATCGCCGAACTCACCGGCAGCAGCCACGACAACGTCCTTAAAACCATCCGCGCTTTGGTCGCGAAGGGTGTCGTTTCTTCAAACGATACCCCCTATGTCCACCCGCAGAACGGCCAGGTCTATCGTGAATTCCTGTTGACCCAGCGTGACACCCTGGTGGTGGTCTCGGGTTACAGCGTTGAGCTGCGCGCCAAGATCATTGATCGCTGGCAGGAGCTGGAAGCGCAGGTCGGACAGTTCCAGATCCCGGCGACCTACGCCGAGGCGCTGCAAGCTGCTGCTGATCAGGCCCGCGACAACCAGTTGTTGCGTCTGGTGATCCTGGACCAGGAACCCAAAGTCGCTGCCATCAAGCGCCTTGCCGCTGCCGGCGGTGCGATCTGCATCACCGATACCGCCAAGCAGTTGCAGGTCCAGCCGGCGAAGCTATTCGCCTGGCTGGAACAGCACCGTTGGATCTACCGCCGCAAAGGCTCAAGGCGGTGGGTCGCTTATCAGCCTCGCATCACCTCCGGCTACATGGTCCACAAGGTCACCGCGTTGAAGCCAGACCGAGAGACCGGCATCGAGCGCGCCGCGTTCGACCCAATGATCACCCCCAAAGGCCTTGCCTACTTGGCCGAAAAGAATATCGGAGCCTTGCTGTGAGCGTTCAAGCAATGTCGTGGGCGCTGTCGTTGCCCGTTCAAACCCTGAAGGATTCCAGCGCCCGCCACGTGCTGCTGTGCCTTGCCAACTATGCCGGGTCCAACGGCGCCGGCGCCTTTCCATCGGCCACCACCCTGGCCCAGGACACCGGTCTGTCCGAGCGCACCGTGCGTTACAAGCTGGACGTTCTGGAAGAGTCGGGTCTGATCAAGAAGGGCAACCAGGCCATTGCCGCGGTGCATATCGATCGCCATGACCGCCGCCCAGTGGTTTATGACCTTCAGCTTATGCGGGGTGCAATTCCTGCACCCCGTACAGAGCGGGGTGCAGATGACGCAACGGGGTGCAACTCACAACAGAACGGGGTGCAGCCTGAGACAGAGCGGGGTGCAGAATCTGCACCCAATACGTCAATTAACCATCAAGTAACCGAACAGCAGCTGCAGCGCGAGATTTCCGATGTGGTTGCCGAGCAGGACGGCCAAGCCCTCAGAGGCACCGATTCCCGTCAACGCTTCTCCATGTTCGCCGAGTGGGCCTATGAACCCAAGCAGCTGGAAAGCCAGCTCAAGCTGATGGGCCTGAAATTCGAGGCCGTCACCGATGAAACGGTCGGCTCGTTCAAGGGTTTTTTCATCGCCAAGAGCGAAACCCGCGACTCGGACAGCGGGTGGTGCTACCGCCTGGCCAAGTGGATCAAGCGTGACAGCGCCGTGAAGCGCGGCGAGCCTGCCGACGACATGGACGGTTCCGGCGACTGGACTGCCAAAGGGGTGCGCCTGTGAAAACCGCAACCCACGTCAGCGAACTGATCGCTACCCGCCGAACTGATGTGACCTACCAGCCGCCAGCCGATCCGGTTGTCGCTGTAGTCGACCCCGCGACGAAGGCGGTGATCGACGACCTTTTCCTGCGGCTGCGTGGGGCGTGCGGCGCCTGGCGCCAATCCTGGTCAACCGAGGCGGTCATGAATGCCGCCAAGCTGGAGTGGCTGGGCGAGTTCATGCGTTCCGGGATCACCCGAATGGAGCAGATCGACCACGGCATGCGGGTACTGAGCGCGAGCAAGGTCGCATTCGTCCCGGCGCCCGGGGTTTTCGTCAGTTGGTGTTTCGCGCCTGAAGGCCTGGGCCTTCCGAGTGTGGAGAAGGCTTACGCCCAGGGCCTGCGCAATTGCCACCCGGCGATGCGCGCCTCGGCAAAGTGGATGCACCCGGCCATTTATCACGCCACGGCCGCCGCCGGCTTCCACAGCCTGCCGCTGCTGTCCCGTGAACTGGGTCTTGCCAGCTTCGAGCGGCACTACCTGGCCCAGTGCCGGAAGATTTGGAAAGGCGAGGCTCTGGGACCGATCCCAGCCGCCGAGCTGGCTGCACCCCAAGCAAAGCGAACCCCTGAAGTTGGCAACGAGGCCCTGGCCAAACTGCGCGCGACCCGCGCCGGAGCATCCCAATGAGCGCATTAGATACCCAGGTGGCCGGTGGTCATTACAAGTCACTGAAGATCCAGCCGATCGAATATATCCATGCCAACGGAATTCCTTTTGCTGAAGGTAGCGTGATCAAGTACGTGACGCGGTGGCGTGACAAGGGCGGCCTTGCTGATCTGGAGAAGGCGAAGCACTTCCTCGAGCTGCTGATCGAGCTGGAGCAGCGTGCGAGGGGCCTGGAATGAAGGTGAGCTCGAAGAAACTCAGGGCCTCGGCCAACGGCCAGGACTGCACCGTGCGTATGCCGGGCGTTTGCAACCACAACCCAGAAACCACCGTCCTGGCGCATCTGCCGTGTGGGCAGAAGGGCATGGGCATGAAGGGCTTCGGCACCGTCGCGGTGTACGCCTGCAGCGCGTGCCACGATGTCATCGACGGCCGGGCCGCCGGCGACGTTGAGTGGGCGGACATGCCGCGGGCGATCGCCGAAACCCACGAAGCGTTGATCCGGGCCGGGATCCTGACCGTCAAGGGGGCCGCATGAAGGCGTTCGGGTTGAAGCCAAAGCGCGCCAAGGCCATCGACCGCGAAGGCCTGGAGCAGGCCGCGCTGCTGAAGGAGGTCACCCTGCGTTACCCGGCGGCTGCGAAGCTGATCTACCACGTCCCGAACGGTGGACACCGGCACAAGCTGGTGGCGATCAAGCTGAAAGAGCAGGGCGTCAAGGCGGGGGTTCCTGACCTGGTGCTGCCCATGGCCCGCGGTGGGTATTTCGGGTTGTACATCGAGTTCAAGGCCATGCCGCCGTTCGATGCCGCCGTCTCTGCAAGCCAGGACGCGTACATCCAAGCGCTGACCGAGCAAGGCTATCTCGCGATCATCTGCCGTGGGCACATCGATGCGCTCGAAGCGATCCGCGCCTATCTGCTCCAACCGCCAACGAGGGCCGTAGCATGATCACTGTCGCCGTGAAAATTTCCGATGCCGAAATCGCGCGTCAGGCAGCGAACGCAGACGTTTACAGTCTTCGGGACCCGGGCAACCCGGGGCTCTATTTGCGATTTTCCACTGATCGTGCCCGGGGCTCCTGGTATCTGCTGGTCAAACGCCAGTGGTACAAAATCGGTGCGTACCCAGGGCTGAGCGCGAAGCAGATGATTGGGGCGCTGCCTGATATTCGCCTGCGGATCGCGAGCCACGGCGGGGCGGTGGTGTCCGAGTGGGGCAGTGTCGGCGAGGTGCTGGCATGGTTCGCTGAGCGCATGGCCAAGGACCGCAACCTATCCGATAAACGCAAGAAGACGGCCGCCTCGGCGATCAAGTGCCATTTGATACCGCGCCTCGGGGCCGTTCCGCTGGCCAACCTGGACCGCCAAACCTTGGATCGGTTGCTTATGTGGCCGCTTCAGGAGGTGCTGAAGATCGATACGGTGCGCTTGGTGTTCCAGTTGCTGGCTCTGGCCTTTCGCCAAGCGATGGTCCTACGCCTGATCGACAAGAACCCGATGCAGGGCATCAAGTTCAGCGACTTCTCCAAGGCCAAGGTGCGCGTGAAGCCATCTAGGCTGCGTGTCTCTCACTTGGATGAATTGCTTGTGAGCCTGGCTCAGGAGTTCTCGGTGAGGCCTGAGGAGGCATCGCTGGCCCTGCTGATGCTGTGCCATGGAACTCGTCTAGGGGAAACGCGCTTGGCGGAGTGGCCCCACCTGAGCATCGCTGAGCGTACCTGGTTCATGCCGCCGGAGAACACCAAGACCCGAGTTGAGCATTCGCTGCCGCTGACCGAGCAAGTCTGCGCGCTGCTTGCCAAGCACAGGGCCAACCAGCAGGCCGCCGGCTACACGGGCCGCTATCTGTTCCCAGGGCGCAACGGCAAGCCACTGAGCGAGAGCCAGGCCAGTGCAATGTTCCGGCGGATGGGCGGGGGAGAGTGGACCAGCCACGACCTGCGGAAGCTGGCTCGCACGGCCTGGGCAGATATCGGCGTCGACCATCTGATCGGCGAGCTGCTGATCAACCACGCCATGGGCCACAACGTGAAGGTGTACATCCAGTCCGACGTCATGGCCCGAAAGCGTGCAGCCCTGGAGCTGTGGCACGCCTATCTAGACAGCAAGGGTTTTGCCCTGATTTACGGCTACACAGGTGCTACATCTGGTGAATCTGATAATTCGCTAGAAGCCGCGCTGCATAAGGGCTGCGAGGCTGCTCACGAATCAACCGTAGGCGAGGTTTCAAAATGATGATTTTGCTCGATCCGAACACCGGCCTCGCCGTGAACCCTGCCTTCGTGGCGTCGATTCGCCTGGCCAACTACTACCAGAACGATCACCTGGTCATCACCATGAAGGACGGCTTCGAGATCCAGATCGCCAACAACCGTGCCCAGGGCGTCAACGTTCATGAGCTGCACCGCCAGCTGCTGGAGGCTGTATGAAGCGAACCCATGGCCCAGCGCTGCGCCGCCAGCGTAAGTCGATGATGGAATGCGGCGCATGCCGCGGTGCTGGGATTGTTGGTGGCGTGTTTCATGACCTCGACTGTGTCACCTGCGACGGCACTGGCTGGTTGTGTGCCGTCACGGGCAGTCCACTTGCGCTGCCTGAATTGGTGCTCGAGCTCAATCGCCGCCTGCGCGATGCCCTTGCTGAGGTTGGGCGTGCGCGACACCAGATTGGCGGTGCCCAGCAGCAATACAACGAAAACAACCGTCGCGGCGCCGGCGGCACGAACTACACAGGGGATTGATCATGGGCATCTATAAAGACGTGATGAGCACACTCGTTCGGGTGCTGGCCGCCGACAACATCGACAACAGCACAAAGCAGTCTTGGCAAAAGTTGATCGACGCCGAAATCCAGAAGGGCGGCAATGGAAGCTCGCTTTCGCCACGGGATAAATTCGATTACGACTGCTGCCTCTATGCGCTGCTGCACCGTCAGCTCGATCCTGCGCAGTGGGATGTGCTGGTGGCCAAGTATTCAACCCACAAGGCCAACAAGGTGGCAGCCATCGGACGCCTGGTCGCGCGGATGGTTTCGCCGGCTCCCCAGTTGTTCGTCTACAAGGCCTTGACCGCATGGGCGATCCCAAAGATGAAGGGCGTTCAAACTGTCAAGCGCTCGACCGACATGATCGTCCTGCCTGCTGAGTTCTACGACATGAACACCTGGGATACCGAGGGCAAGCCAGAGTCGACGCGCCGGCGCTGGAGGACTGGCATTGCCAAGCGTCTTGAGTCGCTGGAAGAGGCCGCGGTTGTTCATGCGACGGAGATTTTCGACAAAGAAGAGATCTTCATCGACGCCGCTTGACGTAGTGGCGGAATGGTCATAAATTAGCCCCATCATGTCGATCTTGCGCGTTATGAGAGACGACCAAAAAATTCTGAGCCCCGCCACCGTGCGGGGCTTTTTCGTTTCTGGAGTATCGGATGGATCCTACTGACCTCGGTCCAGGCACAGCCACCTGGCTTGGCGGTAGCGTCACTGTCGTACTCGGCGGTCTCCTGTGGTTACGCAAGTTTCTCTCCAAGGATGCCGCTGACCGGGCAATGGATAACGCCGACATCGGTACCGTCCGCCGCTTGAATGAACTGCTCGATTCAGAGCGAACCGCCCGAAAAGAAGCCGAGGCCCGTGCCGATCAATTCGCGAAAGAGCGAAACGACCTGGCTGCCGCTGTCGGCCGCATGGAAGGGAAGATTGAAGCGCTGACCAGCCAGGTCGCCCAGCTCACGGAGCGAGTGACCCTGCAGAGCGACGAGATCAACCGCCTGCGGACAAAGCTTGGAGGAGCTGCCTGATGGACAGATGCGCACTGGAATTCATCGCGCGCCGCTGGTGGAGGCGCACTGAGGTTTGGGCCATTGCCGTGTTGTTGGTAGGTGGTGGCGCGGTCCTTGGATACCAGGCCGCGTACTGGTCTCTCGCGGAGAAGCAGAGCAGCCAAGTGCAGGACATCCGCAACGCTTATGGCGCTGCAATGGGTGAGCGTGACCGGTTGCTGGAGGAGCTGACTCGCAAGACGGGCACCGCTGCTGACAAGGCATCAAAGGCCGCCACCACTGCCGCCCAGGCAGCCGACAAGGCAGATGAGGCTCTTAACCGAGTGAGTCAATAACCATCTGCAGTGAATGCTCAGCCCAACCCAAACAGGAAACAATCGATGCCACCAAGACCGCAGAAGCCTTGCGCTGCGCTGGGGTGTCGTGCGCTCACACGAAACCCCAGATACTGCGATGAGCATGTCGGCTTAGCCAAGGCACAGGCAGAGCGTCAGGCTGCCAAGAAGCGTGAGAGCAGCACACAGCGCCTCTACACGTACAAGTGGCAGAAGGCGAGCAAGGGCTTCCTCGCGCGCTACCCACTGTGTGCTGAGCATGATCGCCAGGGCGAGGTGGTTGCCGCCACAGAGGTCGACCACATCGTGCCCCACAAGGGTGACGCGACGATCTTCTGGAACCGAAACAACTGGCAGTCGCTGTGCCATAGCTGCCACAGCCGCAAGACGGCCCGTGAGGACGGCGGATGGGGCAACCCGAGGCGCTGACCGTCCAAAGTGCCCGGAAACTGGCCTAAATGAGAGAAATTCCCATCCATGGGGAGGGGGAGGGTCAAAAGTCCAGGGCTTTTGCCTTCTAGACCGTCCGCCCAGCCTTTCTTTCACGACCGCGAAATTAAAAAATCAGGAGTTGCGCGATGGGGGGCACCGCCACGGTCGCCGGCCGTGGTCGCAAACCCAAGCCAACGGCCAAAAAAGCACTCGCCGGAAATCCCGGCAAGCGTGCGCTGAACACGGATGAGCCGCAGTTTTCCACGGTCACGAACATCGACCCGCCGGATTGGCTGAGTGATCGGGCGGCCACGATGTGGCGCATGTTGATCCCCGAATTGCTCCGTGAGCACGTCGTCGCGCTCACCGATCTCCACAACGTCGAGGCCTTTTGCACCGCCTATGACAAGTGGCGGATGGCTGAAGAGGCCGTCCAGCAGTTCGGGATTGTTGTTGCGTCTGCCCAGGGCAGCCCCATGAAGAACCCGGCGCTCACCGCTGCGAACGAATCCATGCGCCAATTGGTCACGTTTGGGTCATTGCTCGGCCTGGATCCCTCCAGCCGCTCTAGGATCATCGGCGGCAACAAGCAAACTTCAACCAACGAATTCGCCAAACTACTGAGTTCCTAATGACCAAAGCCGCACACCCCAACGTCGACAAGGCGATGGCGTGGGGGCGGTCTGTTCTGCGCGGAAAAGTGCCTGCCTGCCGGTACGTTCACCAAGCAATTCAACGTCACTTTGATGACCTGACTGCCAGCCGAAAGCGCGGGTTCCGCTTCAAGTTCGATCCGGCAAAGGCTGAGAAAAAGCTCAAGCTGATTCAATTGTTGCCGCACACAAAAGGCGAGTGGGCTTTCAAGCGTCAGCTGATAACCCTGGAGCCGTGGCAGTTGTTTGGCCTGGCTGTGACGTTCGGGTGGGTCAAAAAGAAGGGCGGGCACCGGCGTTTCCGCGAAAGCTACTGGGAGGTGCCGCGCAAGAATGGCAAATCGGTTGTCGCGGGTGGCGTCGGCATCAGTATGTTCGTTGCTGACGGTGAGTTCGGCGCCGAGGTCTACGCGGGCGCGACTACTGAAAAGCAGGCCTGGGAGGTTTTCCGCCCCGCCAAGCTCATGGTCAGCAAGTCGCCCATGCTGGTCGAGGCGGCAGGTATCGAGGTAAACGCCTCGAATATGAACATCCCTTCGGACTTCAGCCGCTTCGAGCCGCTGATTGGCAACCCTGGCGACGGCGCATCACCAAGCTGCGCGATCGTCGACGAGTATCACGAACACCCATCTTCAGCCCAGTACGACACGATGCTTACCGGCATGGGCGCTCGCCGCCAGCCGTTGATGTTCATCATCACTACTGCGGGTGCGGACATCGAGGGGCCATGCTACGACAAGCGTCGCCAAGTTATCGAAATGCTCGAGGGCACGGTGCCCGACGATGAACTGTTCGGCTGGATCTGGACGTTGGACGAGGGCGACGACTGGACCGATCCGAAGATGCTGGCCAAGGCCAACCCCAACCACGGGGTATCCGTCTTCCAGGAATATCTGGAAAGCCAACAGGCGCGGGCTATCCGCTCCGCCAGGTTTACCAACACATTCAAAACCAAGCACCTCAATCTGTGGGTGAGCGCGAAAGCCGGCTTCTTCAACATGGAGGACTGGAAGGCATGCGAGGACACCACGCTGACCCTGGAGCAATTCGAAGGGCAGGAATGGATCGCAGGCTTCGACTTGGCGCGCAAGCTTGATATGAACTCCAGGGCTCGTCTGTTCTGGAGGGTGATTGACGGCAAGACGCACTATTACAGTGTCGCCCCGAAGTTCTGGGTTCCCTACGACACAGTCTTCAACACCGACAACAAGCGCATGTCCGAACGCTTCCAGGCGTGGATACATTCAAAGCACTTGGATGTGACGGACGGCGCCGAGATCGACTATCGGGAAATCCTCGAAGACACCAAGGAGGCCAATCATCTGGCGCCGTTGCGCGAGTCTCCGATTGACCCTCACGGAGCGACAGGGCTTAGCCATGAGCTTGATGATGAGGGGTTCAACCCGATTACGATCACCCAGAACTACACCAACATGTCTGACCCAATGAAGGAGCTGGAGGCGGCCATCACTGCCGGCAGGTTTCATCATGACGGGAATCCGATCATGAGTTGGTGCATCAGCAACGTCATCGGAAAAAACCTGCCCGGCAACGATGACATTGTCCGTCCGATCAAGCAGGGCGATGACAACAAGATCGATGGCGCGGTCGCGCTGATCATGGCGATAGGTCGGATCCTCCTGAAATCGGAGGTTCAAGGATCTGTTGACGACTTCCTTTCCAGACCGATGAGCATGTAATGGCAGACACCGACTACAGCATTGACCTGCGCACCCGCAGCCCATTCTGGGCGCGCATGGCGAGCTTTTTTGTCGGCGGCCGCCTGGTCACTCCCGATAAGGGCTCGCAAACCGGGCCGATATCAGCGTCCGGGGTTGTGGGAGACTCGGTCGTAAACGACGAACGTTCGCTGCAAATATCTACTGTATTCGCGTGTGTCCGGCTGATTTCCAGCGTCACAGCGTGCATGCCTCTGGATGTATTCGAAACGAAGGGCGAAGACCGAACCAAGGTGGGGTTGGATAACCCGCTCGCTCGGTTGCTGAAATACAGGCCAAACGACTTCATGACGGCGTTTGATTTTCGAGTCGCCATGACGATGCAGCTCTGCTATTACGGCAACGCTTACGCACTGATAGAGCGTAACGCGGTGGGAGACGTGATCAGCCTCGTTCCACTGATGTCAGTCAATATGGACGTTCGCCTTGAAGGCAGGAAAATCGTCTATCGCTATCGACGTGACACCGAGTACGCCGACTTTAAACAAAGCGACATCTTCCATTTGAAGGGGTTCGGGTTCAATGGGCTGGTAGGACTTTCGCCCATTGCTTTTGCCGCTAAAACTGCTGGCGTCGCTGTTGCGATGGAAGACCAGCAACGCGACTTCTATGCCAACGGTGCGAAGTCCCCACAGTTGTTGATGACTGGCGAAGGAAAGGTTCTGAACAAGGACCAGCGCGCTCAAGTAGAGGAGAACTTCAAGGAGATCTCCGGCGGCCCGGTCAAGAAGCGGTTGTGGATTCTCGAAGGCGGATTCACTACGCAAGCAATTGGTGTGAGCCCGCAAGACGCCGAAACGATGGCAGCTCGCAAGTTCCAGGTCAGTGAGCTTGCTCGATTTTTCGGTGTTCCCCCGCACTTGGTCGGAGACGTGGAGAAATCTACCAGCTGGGGCTCCGGCATTGAGCAGCAGAACCTAGGGTTCCTGCAGTACGCGCTCGACCCTTACCTCAAGATATGGGAGGGCTGCATCCTTCGCTGGCTTGTAAAGCCGAAAGATCTGGGAGTGATCCACGCCGAGCACAACCGAGATGGCCTGTTGAGCGGTGACTCGACAGCCCGTGCCAACTACTTAAAAACCTTGATCGATACCGGACTGTTAACGCCAAACGAAGGCCGCCGCATCAGCAACCGCCCGAAGCTTCCCGGTGGTGATGTTGCGACCCGGCAATCGCAGAACGTGCCGCTCGATCAACTTGGCAAACCAAACCCCGCCCCTAGCGGGGTTTAGTTTTTCTGGAGCTTCCCAATGTCCAATATTCAAAAGACCTTGGCCTTTGATCAGGTCGAGATCAAGTTCGATTCGTCTGGTAAGACGGGGACCTTCGAGGGTTACGCCAGCGTCTTTGGCGTCGTCGACAGCGACGGCGACATCATAATGCCTGGCGCTTTCAAGAAAGCTCTCTCAGGCCAAAGCCGTCAGGTTGGAATGTTTTTCAACCATCGCACCTGGGAGCTTCCGGTAGGCAAATGGCTGTCGCTGGAGGAGGACAGCAAAGGTCTGCTTACTCGCGGCGAATTGACCCCCGGCCTTTCAATGTCTACCGATCTGCGGGCAGCCATGGAGCACAAGACAGTTGAAGGGATGTCCGTCGGATTCACTGTGCTGAAAGACGACTTCGACCTGATCGGAACGGGGCGAGCCTTCAAAAACGTGCAAGCGCTCCGCGAAATTAGCATCTGCACTTTCCCCGCCAATGAGCAGGCGACCGTCGAGTCCATGAAGAGTCTGGAGTCGATTACCACCATTCGCGACGTCGAGCACTGGCTGAGGGATTCGGCCGGACTTTCAAAGTCGCAAGCCCTGGGTTTCATCGCCCGGATCAAGTCCGCAGTTCGGAGCGATTCCGAAGGTGGCGAAATCACCGCGATTCTCAATCGCCTCAAAACCTTCCCAACTGTAGGAAACTGAACCATGTCCGAATTGGCCCAGATCCAAAAGGCAATCGAAGAAGCGCAAACGAACATGACCCAACTGTTCGAGGCGCAGAAAAAAGAGATCACCGAGACCGGTGCGATCAGCAAGAAACTGCAAACCGATCTCCAGACTGTTCAGGAAGAGCTGACCAAGTCTGGTACTCGACTGTTCGATCTCGAGCAGAAGATGACCAGCGGCAACCTGGATAACCCGGAAACCAAAAAGTCCTTCGCCGAGCAAACCGCGCTGGATCTGCAAAAGTCCTGGGACGGAAAGTCGTCGGGTAAGGTCGACGTCAAGAGCTTCAACAAACAGCTCGGTAGTGGTGCGGGTTCTGCTGGCGCCCTGATTGAGCCGCAACGCAACGCCGGCATTTTGATGCCAGGCCTGCGCCGCCTGACCATTCGCGACCTGCTCGCCCAAGGCCGTATCAGTTCGAACTCGCTGGAATATGTTCGCGAGAACATTTTCACCAACAGTGCAGCCCCGGTCGCAGAGGGCACGCTGAAGCCTGAGTCCAACCTGACCTTCACCAAGGAAACCGCGAACGTCAAAACCATCGCTCACTGGATCCAGGCATCTCGCCAGGTCATGGACGATGCGCCGATGCTCGAGTCCTACGTGAACAATCGTCTGCTATTCGGTCTCGCGCTGGTCGAAGAAGGTCAGTTGCTGAATGGCGACGGTACCGGCGACAACCTCGTCGGCCTGAACACCGTTGCCACCGCATATGACGCAACCCTGAACGTCACCGGCGATACCCGTGCAGACAAAATCGCTCACGCCATTTTCCAGACCAGTGAGTCCGAGTTTGAAGCCTCCGGCATCATCCTCAACCCCCGCGACTGGCATGCAATAGCTCTGCTGAAAGATGCCGAGGGCCGCTACATTTTTGGCGGTCCGGCTGCTTTTGCTGCGAAGGTGATGTGGGGTTTGCCGGTCGTAGCGACCAAGGCCCAAGCATTGGGCACCTTCACCGTTGGCGGCTTCGACCTGGCCTCTCAAGTCTGGGACCGCATGGATGCAACCGTTGAAGTAAGCCGCGAAGACCGCGACAACTTCGTGAAGAACATGCTGACCATTCTCTGTGAAGAGCGTCTGGCCCTGGCGCACTACCGGCCAACCGCGATCATCACTGGTCCTTTCGCCACCGCACCGTAACCGAGGGCGGGGCAGGCAACTGCCCCGTTTGAATCATGATCAAGATTCGCGCGTTGCGCCAGTTTTCACACTATCACGCCGGTAACTTCAGCCAGTTCGAGATCCGAGAGGTTAAAGAAGAATATGCCGAGGCACTGATCGGAATGGAGTTGGCGGAGTACGTCGATGGGCCTGCGGTGGGATCTGACTCAGGCCATCAAAAAGTGCCGCCCAAGAAACCAGGTACTAGAAAATGAGCGTAGCCCTTGCGGAACTGCTCTCTATTGAGTTGATCCGCAAGCATCTGCGCGTTGACCATCTCGACGAAGACGACCTGATCCTGCTGTATGCGGAGTGCGCTCTGGCATGGGCTCTTTGGTATTGCGACAACCCGGACCTGGTCGCTGCTCAGGACTTTCCAGCAAGCTTCAAGGGAGCTCTCCTGCTGCTTATCTCCCACTCGTATGCAAATCGTGAAGCGGTGGTGCTCGGTAGTTCAGGGACGGATGTTGCGACCTTGCCCCTCGGGGTTGAAACGCTTCTATGGTCCTCAAGGAATTTCAGAGGGCCGCCTGATCCTGCTCCTGAAACTCAACCGTAGGGGGAGTCATGGCTTATAGAGATTTGGGGGCGGGCGAGCTGGACCGGCGCATCGTGATCCGCCGGCGCTCCGACCTTCCGGCAAGCGACATGGGCCTCGACTCTGTGATTCTCGAGCCGACACCTCGCTGGGCGAGAATCGAAGCCGTAGGCACTGCTGTTTATACGGAAGGGGTTCAAACTGATAACAAGATCACCCACAGGATATTCATTAGATACATGACTGGGATCACTACCCAGCATGAGATCGTCGAAGGCGGTGTGATCTATCGTGTGAAGCGAAACGCCCAGATGAATGGGCGAAAGCGCTTCACCATCATCGAAGTAGAAGAGCTCGGGCCGGCCAAGGCTGGAGGGGGCATCTATGTCTAACTCCGCCTCGATCGACGGTTACCTACACGTCGAAGGCTTCGACAACTTCGAGCGTGACGCCTTCGACAAGCGAAAGATCCGGGCAGGCATGCGTAAGGTCGGCTTGCTGATCACCCAGCGCGCCCAGATGAACCTGGTGCTTGGCAAAGGCCAGGAGGGATACCCAGTCAATCGGACCGGGGCGACGGTCGAATCGGTCTCCTTCAAGGTGTCCCGTTCCGGCTTCCTGGTGCGGATCTCCCCCACGAAAACGTCGGCCATGGAAGAGTTCTATCCGGCATATCTGCATTACGGCGTGAGGAAGGGCAGGAAGCTCGGAAAGCTCGCTCCAGGCCAAGGCAAAGGCCGTTCCAATCGAAGGGCAAAGGGCGGTAGAGCTGCTGCCCTGGCTGAGCGCGCTGCTGGTGAGTGGCGCATCAAGCCTCGCGACAACTACATGGCTGACGCCCTGCAGGACTCGGCCTCGCAAGTTCAATCGATTCTCTCGGCAGCGTTCGCCGCCGCCCTGGGCTGATCGCTGCCCCAACGGACTCAAGCATGAAACTGAACCCCATCGTTGCCCATCTGCGGCTGACGTGCCCAACCTTTGCCGGTCGGGTCTCCGGCGGTATCGACTGGGATGCTGTCGTTGACAGTGCCCAGCTCGCGCTGCCGGCTGCCTACGTCATCGCGACAGCAGACGCCGCCACGCCGAGCAAGGCGCAGAACATGGTCATCCAGGACATAACCGACCAGTTCAACGTGGTGATTGTCCTGGCAACGTCGGATGAACGTGGGCAAGAGGATAACGACCTGCTACACGACATCCGCGCCGAACTGTGGCGCGCTTTGGTTGGCTGGGAACCTGGCCCGGAATACAGCCGCATCGAGTACGGCAAGGGCGCACTGCTGCACATCAGCCGCGCCCGGGTCGTTTACCAGTTCACCTTCTTCTCGGAATTCCAGCTTGGCCGAAACCGCGAGGGCGATCCGCCGGAAACCTGGCAGGAATACGAGCTGGACGGCCTGCCGGGCTTCACCGGTGCGAGCATCAAAATGGACTGCATCGACCCAGCAGACCCGAACCTGAAACGACCCGGCCCGGACGGGCGCATCGAAGCGCAATTCACTGGAGACGTAACACCATGACCAATCGCATCACTGTGGTGCCGGCCTCTGGCCGTTCTGTGCCCGACCCGGAGGCTGGCGACCTGCTGCCGCCGGAAGGCCGCGAGGTTCCCGATAACGCCTGGTGGCGCCGCCGTCAGGCCGATGGCGACGTAACCCTGAAGGCCGACAAGGCTCCATCCACCAAAGCCGGCGCGCCGGCGAAAGCTGAGGAAGCGCAATAATGGCTATCGGATTCAGCAACATCCCGGCCGATATCCGTGTGCCGCTGTTCTACGCGGAGATGGATAACTCGGCGGCCAACAGCGCATCGTCGGCCATGCGGCGGCTGATCGTCGGCCAGGTCAACGACAACGCGACCAGCGAAAGCATCGGTCAGTTGGTTCTGGTGTCCAGCGTGGCGCTGGCTAAGGAAATCGGCGGCCAGGGCTCCATGCTCGCCGCGATGTACGAAACCTGGCGCAAGGTCGATCCCATCGGCGAAATCTGGTGCCTGCCGTTGCAGAACGACACCGGCACCGTGGCGACATCGACCGTCACCATCACTGGCGCCGCGACGGAAGCTGGCCTGCTGAATCTGTATGTCGGTGGTACCCGGGTGCAGTCGGTCGTGGCCTCGGCGGCAACCCCAACGGTGGCCGCTGCCGCCCTGGCGGTGAAGATCAACGCAACCCCAGACCTGCCTGTCACGGCTGCGGCGGTCGCCGGAGTGGTGACGCTGACCTGCAAGTGGGCGGGCGAAAGCGGCAATGACATCTCCATCGCCATGAACCGCCTGGGCAAGTCAAACGGCGAAATGACCCCGGCCGGCCTCACCGTCGTCACCACGGCAATGGCTGGCGGCGTCGGCGTACCGGATCAGGTGGATGCCACGGCGGCCCTGGGTGATGAACCGTTCGAGTTCATCTGTATGCCATGGTCCGATACGACCAGCCTGAATGTTTGGAAGGACACGATGGATGACAACACCGGTCGGTGGTCCTGGGCGAAGCAACTGTTCGGCCATGTCTACAGCGCCAAGCGCGGCACCATCGGTACCCTGGTGGCGGCAGGCCAGGCGCGCAACGACCAACACGTCACCATCCAAGCCGTCGAGACGGGCGTTCCGCAGCCGGTATGGGTGCAGGCGTCCGCATTGGCTGGGCGCACGGCTGTGTTCATCTCGGCGGATGCCAGCCGGCCTACCCAGAGCGGTAGCCTGCCGGGCCTGGACCCAGCGCCGGCCAGTGAACGGTTCACCCTGACCGAGCGCCAGTCGTTGCTCACCTACGGCATTGCCACGGCGTATTACGAGGGCGGTTACGTGCGCATTCAGCGCTCGATCACCACCTACCAGAAAAACCCCTTCGGCCAGGCGGACAACTCCTACCTGGACAGCGAGACCATGCACCAGTCGGCGTTCATCATCCGCCGGATGCGCAGCGTGATCACCAGCAAGTACGGTCGCCATAAGCTGGCGAGCGACGGCACCGCGTTTGGCGCCGGCCAGCCGATCATCACCCCGGCGGTTGTCCGTGGCGAGCTGATCGCGCAGTACGCCAAGCTCGAGCTGGAAGGGCACGTGGAGAATGCCGAGCTGTTCGCGCAACACCTGGTGGTGGAGCGTGACACGCAGGACCCGAGCCGGGTCAACGTGCTTTTCCCGCCGGACTACATCAACGGCCTGCGCGTCTTCGCCTTGCTCAACCAGTTCCGCCTGCAATACGACGAAGCGGCGTAACCCCGACCCAAGACACCCAGCCCGCCCTGTGCGGGCTTTTTCATTCTGGAGACACAGACCATGGGTCAAAAAGTAGCGGGAACCGTCTACGTCAAAGTGGACGGCGAACAACTGATCATCACCGGGGGCGCCGAAGCCCCGTTGATGGACGTAAAACGAGAAACTGTCTACCCGGGCTACTACAAAGAAGAGGCTATGACGCCTTCTTTGAAAGTGACCGCGGTGCACACGCCGAACTTCCCGATCAAGGCGCTCACCAACGGTCGCGACATGACCGTGACCTGCGAATTCAGCAACGGTTCGGTCTACGTCCTGGCCGGTGCTTACCTGGTGGATGAACCATCGTCAAAAGGCGATGACGGCACCATTGAGCTCCAATTCGACGGCATCAAGGGGAGCTGGCAATGAGTCACGTTCAGAAGCTTCAAGTCCCGATCGAGGCCCACAGCGAGCCGGTGACTGAGCTCACCTTGCGCCGGCCTACCGTGCAGGAGGTACGGGCGATCAAGGCGCTGCCGTACAAGATCGACAAGAACGAGGAGGTCAGCCTGGACATGGACGTCGCCGCGAAATACATCGCGGTTTGTGCCGGCATTCCACCGTCATCGGTCAACCAGTTGGACCTGTCCGACCTGAACGCCCTGAGTTGGGCGGTTGCCGGTTTTTTCATGAGTGCGGCGTCGCAGCCATCAGCGACCTGATTGCAGCCGCCTACGACCTGGCCTGGTTCTGGAAGGTTGATCCCGAACAGATGATGGCCAGGCCACTGGATGTGCTCCGTGAGTCCCTGGAGCACGCCCAACGAATTAACGCAGCCCAGCAGGTGCAGTGATGGCGGACAAGTTCCAGCTCAAGGCGTTGATCACCGGCGTCGACAAGCTGTCGCCGACGCTGGCGGGCATTCGCAAAAACGTTGCGGGTTTCCGCAAGCAGATGAACAGTTCGGGCCTGGGGAATATTGGGTTCAAGGATCTGGTCCAGGGCGGGGCCTTTGCGGCGCCATTCATTGCCGGCGCAAAAGCAGCGATGGAATTCGAAACGGCCATGGCCGACGTTCGAAAGGTCGTCACCTTCGAGACACCCAAGCAGTTCGAGCAGATGGGACAGGATGTTCTGGACATGTCGGAGCGGCTGCCGATGGCGGCCACTGGCATTGCGGCCATCGTTGCCGCGGGCGGCCAGGCAGGTTTCGCCGCGGGTGAGCTGAAGCAGTTCGCCGAAGACGCGGTGAAGATGGGTATCGCTTTCGATCAGACCGCTGAGCAGTCGGGCGACATGATGGCGAAGTGGCGGACGTCTTTCAAACTGACACAGCCTGAAGTCGTCAAGCTGGCGGACCAGATCAACTACCTGAGCAACATCGGGCCTTCTTCGGCTGCGCAGATCTCCGACATCGTGACCCGTATCGGTCCGCTCGGTGCCATTGCTGGCCTCGCGTCCGGGCAGATCGCAGCAATGGGCGCAACCCTGGCGGGTGTTGGCGTGCCCAGCGAAGTCGCCGCTACCGGCATGAAGAACTTCATGCTGGCACTGACCAAGGGCGGTTCGGCCACGAAGCAGCAGGCCGAGGCCTTCAGGTCGCTGCGCCTGGATGTGAAGCAAGTAGCCCAGAGCATGCAGAAAGATGCTCAAGGCACGATCGAGGATGTGCTTGCGCGCATCGCCAAAGTCGATCCTGCCAAGCAGGCCGGCCTACTCACTGAGTTGTTTGGTACCGAATCGGTGTCCGCAATCGCGCCGCTCTTAACCAATCTCGACCTTCTGAAAAAGAGTTTCGGCGCAGTAGGCAAGGACGGCAAATTTGCCGGCTCCATGGCGGCAGAATTCGCAGCCCGATCTAAAACCACAGCCAACGCCATGCAACTTCTGACCAACAAGGTCACGCGGTTGGGTGTCGAGGTGGGAGCCGCGCTGTTGCCACCATTCAACGACGTCATGACGTTGATCGGTCCGCTGGTTTCCGGCTTGTCCTCCCTCGCGGCGCAACATCCTGGCTTGATCAAGGGCGTGTTGGCGGCGGGCATCGCATTCGGTGTATTGCGCGTTGCCGTTATGGGTGCGGTCATGGCGACCAAAATCCTGAGCGCTGTCATGGCGCTGTCACCGGTTGGCTTACTCGTCCGGGGGATCGCTCTCGCCGCCGGGATTCTAATTGCCAATTGGTCGGTCGTTGCTCCGTACTTCGACAAACTCTGGGAGAAGATTCGGCAGCCGGTTCTGGCGGCGTGGGAATGGTTCAAGGCTTTCGCAGCATGGACGCCCCTAGGGCGCATCGTCGAGAACTGGGGGCCGTTGACCGGTTTCTTTGGTGCGTTGTGGGATCTGCTGGTGGCGCTGTCAGTGCCAGCCATGGATTTCCTGAGGGTGATCTTCGACTGGAGCCCGCTTGGCATGATTGTCAAACACTGGGGGCCGATCACCGCCTGGTTCCAGCAGCTCTGGGAAAAGCTGCGGCCCATCATCGAGCCGATCATGAAGTGGTTCGGCGGAGGGGATGGCGGCGAAGGCATCATCCAGACGGCAACCGACAAGGTGAACGCCTTCACCGAAGCCCAGCAAAAACGCAACGCGGGCGCCGGTGGCGGTACCGGTGAACTGCTGATGGCGGATGCCGCTCAATCAGCCGCAGCCCGCCAGGCGATGAACAATCAGGCGTTCGGCATCAGCAACAACCAACTCCTACAGCAGACCGCTGCCACCAACGGGCAGAAGCTCAACGGCGAACTCAACATCAACCTGAACGGCGCTCCGCCGGGCACGACGATTGAGCAGCCGAAAACCAACCAGCCGGGGCTGAACATCAAGCCCAACGTCGGTACCCGTACCGTGGGCGTCATGAAGGGGTAAGCCATGGCTCGCAATTGGCGCGATGAACTATTGCCGGCGTCGTTCCGTGGGATCAGTTTCTTGATCCCGCAGGCGTCGGTGCCGGTAGGCCAGAAGGGGCAGCTTCACGAATACCCGCAGCGGGACGAGCCGTTCTTTGAACAGCTTGGGAAACAGGCCCAGGTCCACACCATGACGGCCTGGGTCATTGGTGATGATTGTTTCGAGCGGCGCGACAAGTTGCTTGAGGCATTGCAGACCCCGGGCCCTGGTGAGTTGGTCCACCCCTGGCTTGGCCGCATGCAGGTCAAAGCGGGTGATTGCAAGGTGTCCCACGAGCTCACCGCCGGCGGCATGGTCAGCTTTGACCTGACGTTCTACCCGGACAAACCGCTGACGTTTCCGACGGCCAAGGTCAACAGCCAGCAGCAGGTGGTGAAAGCGTCGGACAGCATGTTGGGTTCGGCCTTGGAGCGGTACAAGCAGGCAATGGCCAAAGTCGATCAGGCCCGCCTGGGCCTGCTCCGTCTACGCAACAGCCTGTCAAACGTCTACGCGGTCATTCAACAGCAATTCGCCCCTTTCGTGGGGGTGTTCACCAACCTGACCGGGTTTGCTCAATCGCTGATGAACTCGCCGGGAGCGCTGTCTTCGCTGTTCTCCAGCTACTTCAGCGACTTTTCGTTGCAGGATAGCGCTTTCGCTGACACCGGTTCGAGCTACAAGAATGCGGTGGCCACCACCACACAGCAAACCGAGTCGGTGACCGCCATCAACACCATGAGCCAGTCCGGCGGCATCGATTCGGCGGCAGCCGCCCAGGCCACCGCAAACCTGGTACAGGACGCGCTGCTGGTTCAGATGGCGCTGATCATCAGCGAAATGCCTATCGCCTCGCAGCCCGTCTCCAGCGGATCAACGCCCAGCGTCGAGCAACAGGCAATCTTGCCAGTGGAGCGGCCCGAGGTGCCCGTGGCGGACGACGTGCTGCAGCTACGCGACAGCCTCAGTGACGCGATTTTTGAAGCATCGCTGAAGGCCGACCCCGCTCATTACGTCGTGATGAACACGCTGCGCCAGGAACTGGTGAAACACCTGACGGCGGTTGCCGAGTCTGGGGTGCGGCTGGTTGACATCACGCCGTCCGAAACCATGTCCGCCTTGGTGCTGGCTTACCAGCGCTTCGGCGATGCAACACGCTCGGCTGAGGTCGTGCAACGCAATCGCATTCGGCACCCGGGCTTTGTTCCGGCGGCATCGATCAAAATCGCCAAGAGGTAATCCATGACCGAAGATCAGAACATCGTCAGCCTCACGGTTGACGGTCTGGATTATTCCGGCTGGAAATCGGTCGAGATCGCCGCCGGGCTCGAGGACCAGGCCCGGTCGTTCACCCTGAGCATCACCTGGGAGTGGCCGGGGCAGAACGTCGCGGTACCGATCCGGCAGGGTGCCAAGTGCCATGTGCGTATCGGTGGCGACCTGGTGCTGACTGGCTGGGTGTTTTCCTCACCGATCGACTACGACCACCAGCAAATCACAACGACCATCAGCGGCCGGTCGTTGACTGCCGACCTTGTGGACTGCGCGGCCGTGAACAAGCCAGGCCAGTGGAACAACCAGAGCGTGCTCACGATCGTCAGGGCGCTGGCGGCCCCGTATGGGATATCTGTGCGCACCGAGATTCCCGAAGGGGGAAAACTGTCGGACCACACCATCGAGCCAGGCGAAACGGCTTTTAAGTCCATCGACCGCTTGCTGACGCTGTTCCGGGTGTTCTCCACCGATGATGTGCGCGGCATGGCCGTACTGGCTCGGCCTGGGAGTGAAGGGCGGGCCTTCGATCATCTGGAGGTCGGCAAGAATATCCTCACCGGTAGCGCGCCGCTGGATTTCTCCGGCGTGTTCTCCGAATACCAGGTGCTCGGCCAGCGCTCGGGCACGGATGATGAGTTCGGCGAGGCGGCGGCAGAGGTGTCGGCTGTCCTGACGGATGATCGGACAACCCGCAAGCGTGTGTTGATCATCCAGGAAACTGGGCAGATGACCAGCGAGCTGGCGCAAGCCCGGGCCAACTGGGAACGCGGTACTCGCATGGGCAAGGCGCTGACGACCACCTACACCGTGCAGGGCTGGCGCCAAACCAACGGGGCGCTTTGGAAACACAACACCCTGGTGCGAGTGATCGACCCGATCATTGGTTTCGACCGGTGGATGCTGATCGCCCGGGTGACCTACACCCTGACCGAGGCCGGCATGATCACGAAAATGGAAGTTGGCCCGCCAGACAGCTACGAGCCGGAACCGCATGACCCGCACAAGAACCGCAAGCTGAAGAAGGGCGGCAAGGCCGACAACTTCGAATACCTGATTCCCGCCGACTACGAGCCAAAACAATGACCGTGAAAAACATGCTGGCCCGCGGCACCGTGGTGCTCGTCGACGCCCTGAAGAAAATGCAGTCCTTGCAGATGCGCCTCACCGCCGGCGAACTGAAGGACAACGCCGAGCACTTCGAACCCTACGGCTTCACCAGCAACCCGCTGGCCGGCGCCGAAGTGCTGACCGCCTTTATCGGCGGCGACCGCTCTCACGCCGTGGTGCTGGTCGCGGCTGATCGCCGGTACCGGATCCAGTCCATGAAGCCCGGCGAAGTCGCGATCTACACCGATGAGGGCGACAAGATCCACTTCAAGCGCGGCCGGATTATCGACATCGAAACCGGCACGCTGAACATCAAGGCCACGACGGCCGTGAACTTCGAGACGCCGGTGATTAACCAGACCGGCCAGATTGTCTCTGTAGGCGACCAGCTGGCCGGTGGCATCAGCCAGATCAACCACGTACACACCGGTGTACAGGCCGGTAGCGGACAAAGCGGCGCGCCCGCTGCGGGGGGCTGATGCTTACTCAAACCTCCGTTGAATCCGCGCTGATTCGCGCGGTGGTGATCAGCCTGTACACCTGGCGCCGCGCTGATACGGATGACCCTGTAGACGATGACCAGTTGTACGGCTGGTGGGGCGACAGTTACCCGGCCATCGCCGACGACCGCATCGGCTCGCGCCTCTGGTTGCTGCGTCGGGTCCAGCTGACCGACGCCACCCAGCGTGACGCGGAGTTCTACGCCGCCGAGGCGCTGCGCTGGTTGATCGATGACGGCCATGTCCTGGACGTTTCCATCAGCAGCAACAGGGCGGACACCAACCGATTGGACCTGGGCGTCGTGCTCACGCTGACCACCGGCGCCAAGCTTGAAATCCAACCCACCCCTTCCTGGCAGGTGATCTATGCCGTTTGAAACGCCCTCGTTGCCGGTGCTGGTCGATCGCACCCAAAGCGACCTGACCAGCGATGCGCTGCGCCGATCCGACGCCCAGGTCTTGGCCCGTACCCTGGCGGGCACTGCGTACGGGCTGTACGGCTATCTCGATTGGATTGCCGAGCAGATCCTGCCTGACCGGGCCGATGAGGAAACGCTGGAGCGCATCGCGCAGATGCGCCTGGCGCAGCCCCGCAAGCCCGCCCAGTCTGCCGAGGGCTCGGTTAGCTTCCAGGCAGCGGCTGGCGCTGTGCTCGACGCTGACGTGGTGCTCCAGGCTGGTGATGGCCGGAGTTACCGTGTCATTGCTGGCGTGACCACCGTTACCGGCTTGAACACCACCACCATCGCCGCCGTAGACGCTGGGACGCTGGGCAACGCCGATGCGGGGCTGGCGCTGACCCTGGTGCAGCCTGTGTCGGGCGTGACCAATGCATTCACGGTGCTGGCGCCAGGCCTGATTGGCGGTATTGCTGAGGAAAGTGTCGAGGCGCTGCGCGCCCGGGTCGTCCGGTCGTACCGTGTCATCCCGCATGGCGGCTCGGCGGATGACTATGAAACGTGGGCCCTTGAAGTGCCAGGCGTCACCCGGGCCTGGTGCCGAGGCAATTACCTTGGGCCCGGCACTGTGGGCTTATTCGTCATGCGTGACGAAGACCTGGACCCGGTGCCCAGTCCCGAACAATTGGCCGAGGTCAAGGCCTACATTGAACCGCTGCGGCCCGTGACAGCGGAGCTATACGTGCTGGCGCCGATACGAGTGCCGGTTGCGTACAGCATCCACCCGGTGCCCGACACCACTGCCGTGCGTGCCGCGATCATGGCAAACCTGATCGACCTGCACGACCGTGAAGCGGGGCTTGGGGAGACCTTGCTGATCAGCCATATCCGCGAAGCAATCAGCGGTGCGGCGGGGGAAACCGACCATACCTTGACCCTGCCAGCGGCCAACGTCACCGCCGCGGCGAATCAGTTGCTGACCTTTGGGGGCATCACATGGCTGTAGCGCGAACCGCCGAACAGTACCGCCGTCAGTTGCGCGGCCTGCTGCCCCTCGGCCCTGCCTGGGATCCGGAGCTGGTCCCGGAAATAGACCTGGTGCTGTCGGGGGTGTCGGTCGAGTTCTCGCGCCTTGATGCCCGGGCTGTGGATCTGCTGAACGAGATGGATCCGGCCGGCGTCAGCGAACTGGTCCCTGACTGGGAGGCAATCATGGGCCTGCCTGATCCGTGCCTGGGGGCTAATCCTGCTTTTGAAGATCGCCGGCTAGCGGTCCGGCGGCGCTTGGTCGAGGTGGGTGGGCAGAGCCGGGCCTACTTCATCGATATCGCAGTAAGCCAGGGCTACCCAAACGCCACGATTACCGAACATCGAGCCCCGCGCTTTGGCGGTGCTCGCTTTGGTTCGTCGCATTTCGGCACCTGGAACGCACAGTTCATGTGGACGCTCAACACCGGCGGTCGCCAACGGCAGGGCCGGCGTTTCGGTGTCAGCTACTGGGGCGAGCGATTCGGTACCAATCCGGGCAACGCGCTGGAATGCCTGATCCGCCGACCGGCGCCCGCGCACACCGTTGTGCACATCAATTATGACTGAGGGGTAAAAACGTGGATTTTCCTAAAAGTGTACCCAGCGTGGGGCTGGTCGACGGCCAGTTTGTTGATGAGAATCCAGTGGCCGGAACGCCGGGCTCATTGATCCCCTCGGCGTGGGGTAATGCGATCACCCTCGAACTGCTCACCGTGATCGAGGCGGCGGGCCTGACGCCTGACGAAGACAATCTCGCGCAACTGCTCCAGGCCCTTCGCCTGATCAGTCGGCAGCCGATTGTGCTGGCCGATACCGGCGTGGCCAATGCCTACACAGCGGTGAATACCCCGGCCCTGACCGCGCTGCCGGCGACCGGGACCCTGCAGAAGGTCAAGATCGCCAATGCGAACACTGGCGCCTCGACCTATGCGCCTGATGGCCTGGGAGCCAAGCCAATCTATGGCCTCGGTTTGCAGCCCCTTCAGGGAGGGGAACTTCCTGCAGGTGTCGCCGTACTGATGTACCTGGTGCAGGCCAGCGTAAACGGCGGCAATGGCGCCTGGATTGTTCTCGAATCATTGGGCGGGGCGTCACAAGTCGCTCCGGCGTCCAAGAGTCAGCACGCGGTGAATGCTGGACAAATTCAGGGCCAAGTGCTGACGGCCTTCACTGCCGCCGGTGCGGCTCCGACATTTACGCTGACGCCGGTTCCGGCCATTGCCGCCTATGCTGCCGGGCAGCGCTTCCGGGTGAAATTCAACGCGGCCAGCGCCGGAGCGGATACGCTGAACGTCAGCGGGCTCGGCGCGAAGAACCTCAAGCAGTACGACTCGATCGGCAATAAGGTGCCTGCGGTTCTGGCGCCCAACCAGTTGGCTGACGTCGAATACGACGGTGCGGATATGGTCGTGCTCGATCCATTACCCCTGGCAATGAACCAACTAGGCATTCAAGGTTCGGCGAAGAACCTCGCAGGCTCCGCGACGGGCATGAGCGCTGCCGTGGCTTATACGGCGGACGAGATCATTGTCGAGAGTGCGGCGAACACCTATCAGGTTCTGCGCGGGGTCAACATTGCCCCAAGTTTTGCCAACCCTACGGGGGCTAATGGCCTGGATGTGGGGGCTGCGAACAGCCAGGCCGCATCGACCTGGTACAGCGTCTGGGTAATTTGGAACGGCGCTACGGCTGCCGGATTATTGTCGCTCAGCGGAAACGCACCAGCAATGCCCGCCGGGTATACGCATAAGGCCAGGATCGGATGGATCTTCACCGATCCGACCGCGAATAAGCACCCTTTGTCGTTTGTCCAAGTCGACCGAAAAGTTCGCTACAAGGTCGTTGTTGGATCTAACACCGCCAGCATGCGGATCATGGCCAGTGGCGTGCAGGGCAGCGTCACCGCTCCGACATGGGTTGCGGTTTCTACCTCTCAGTTTGTGCCACCAACCGCTACAGCAATTGATGTGGTCATAGGCGGGACGTGGACGGCAAACACTGCCTACCAAATTATGGTGGCCCCAAACTCCGCATACGGCGATATCCGAAGTACCAGCAACCCTCCGCCGCTATCCGACAATAATATCAACCAGACCGTCGCCGCCAACGCACGGAGGAAGCTCGGGACCCTATTGCTGGAAACCTCGAACATCTTCATCGCGTCAGCACCAGGGTCCGGTACTGCTGAGCTTTTCTGCGCTGGTTGGGAGGATTCGTTATGAGTTGGGCGGTCAGAAAAGACAACTTAGGCGTAAGAGCGGTCAGCTCTGGCGCTGAAATCGATCCGTCTATCGAGATCTACTCCACTGAATACCCGGAGCTTTCCAAGCCGTTACTTGTTCCCGAATCTGTAACGATGATGCAGGCCCGGTTGGCGATGTTGAACATCGGAATCCTTGATGACGTCACATCTGCAATCGCCGCGATGACTGGTGATGAGGGAAAGGAGGCCCAAATCCAGTGGGAGTACGCTATGGATGTGCGGCGTGACTGGCCACTTGTTTCCGCGCTTGGATCGGCGATGAGCCTCACGGATAAGCAAATAGATGATTTGTTTATGGCTGCGGGGGCTATCCAGTGACGACACCCTTGGGACGGTTCAGCGGAGGGGCTGCAACACGTTATGTCGCTCGGTACAAGTTCAAGATGCTGGAGCCCTTGACGTGGCACGACCCTGTCTACGGCGAGCTAACGGCTCCTACTGGCTTCGTTAGCGACCTTGCATCGGTCCGCATTCTGCGTGAAATTGCCGCTTGGATGCTGCTGCTTGCAGTGATATGCGCATGCGTACCTTCGCTGGCTGTGCGTTGTTTCGCCGTCGCTTGCTTCGTTGTGGGCTTCGTTGCCATGGGGCTGTACGCGTTGGTAGTAGGCTATTGCATGCAAGCCGCAATAATCCATGACTGGCTGTACCAGACTAAAACATTACCGCGCAGGTCGTCAGATGCAGTGCTCTATCGGGCAGGGCATATAGGTGAGGGTACTGCGGCGTGGCGAGCGGCCCTGTTTTGGGTTGGGGTGCGTGTTTGCGGTGCGCCACACTACGGAACGCCCGGTTGAGGGGGCCCGCCTCTCCGGCGCGCGCTTACGGAAGGAGTTTTTGACCCCAGCCGCCTTGAGCGGTTTTTTTTCGTCTGGAGAAAATGATGTTCTATTTCGAGAAGGATCGCGACATCCTTGCCCGCACGCTGTGGGGAGAGGCACGCGGCGAACGCCTGGCAGGCCAGATCGCTGTCGCCTGGACCGTCCGCAACCGGGTGAATGATGGCAAGGATAAGTCGTGGTGGGGTGAAGGTTACGTTGGCGTGTGCCAGAAGCCCTACCAGTTTAGTTGCTGGAACAAAAACGATCCGAACTTCGCCTACCTCAGTGGCGCCAAGGAGATCCCTCCGAAGCAGTTCGCCCAGGCCCAGCGGGCGGCCGAGCTAGTGATTTCTGGCGCTGAGCCTGACATCACTAATGGCGCGACCCACTACTACGCAACCACGATGCCGAAGCCGCCGGCCTGGGTCAAGGACGCGACCGAGACCTTCCGCCTTGGCAACCACATCTTCTTCAAGGACGTGCCATGAATCCCGCCAGCCTGAAGCTCCTGATCGCAGGTGTGGCCGTGGCGTTGATCCTGGCGATCAGCGCGACGTGGAAAGTGCAGGACTGGCGGTATAGCGGCCGACTGGCCGAACAGGCCAACGCGCATCTATCCGACCTCGCCAAGATCGGCAGCGCCGCCGCGGACCAGATTCAGGCAGAGCAGAGCAAGCGCCTGGCCCTGGAGCAACGGCTGACCGCCAATGACCAAACCCACCACAAGGAACTGAGCGATGCTCAAACGAACCAGGCTCGCCTGCGCGATCGCCTTGCCACTGCTGATGTCCGGCTGTCAGTCCTCCTCGACGATTCAGCCAGTTGCAGCCCAGTGCCTGCCGCCTCCGGCGCCGGCGGCGTGGTTCATGGAAGAGCAAGAGCCCAACTTGACCGAGCGCATGCTCAACGAATTATCGGCATCACCGACGCCGGCGACCGGGGACTGATTGCGTTGAAGGCGTGCCAGGCGTACGTCAAGGCATTGGATCATCCATAGCGTCAGGAAGCCGCCCAACCATAGGCCACCGGTCATGGATCCAGGCGAACTCATCCGGTGGCGACGTCGTGACGACATACACGCGCCGGTTCTCTTCCTCGCCCAGCACCAGGCACTCGAGCCCGTAGCCCTCGTTCATCTCGAACCAGTGGGATACACGCTCGCCGTCCTTCTCCATATACCGCTGCACCAGGCCCAGGGCCCGCTGTGGCTTATATTTCTCCCACCCGCCACGCTCGACTGTCTCCAGCTTCGCCCATCCCCCTGATGGGCCGGTTCCTTTCTCCTCACGGCGCCGACCCCATCGCACCCATCCAAGATCCGTCCCGTCTTCAAGCACCACGGGAAACGCTGCCTTGGGATTCGGGAAATAGACCTTCACTCGTTCGTACGCCCGATTTTTATCTACTGCCTCAACTCCGCCGCACATGCTGTTCCCCTGGTTGGCTGGCCGTGCTCGGTTGACCTTGGCATGCCGCTGGAAGTTTTCCCGGGGGACGGGGTTTCTCGACGAAGCCAAAGCCGCTGCAGGTTGCGCAGTCCTCACGCCGGCCGAACCGGTCGTTACATGACGGGCATTCGGCGAACCTCGCCAGTTCGAAGAAGGGCCGTACCTTTTGCATAATCGCGAGCTGCTTGTTCTCCATGGCCACCTGCAGGACGTCCAGCATCCAGCGGTACACGTCCGGGTCTTCTATCGGCTGATACACCACCCCCGAAACCCTTCGCTCAGTTTCGATCAGGTCAAATTCCTGGCCGTCGTCCAGCGTCAGGGTCAGACCTTCGACGCGACCCCTGGTGCTGGCGTAGCTGTATCGCAGTGCCAGCCCTTGTTCGTCCCGGTACACCTGCCCGTCGTATGGACGAAGCCGGTCGCCGTGGCTCGAATCGAGCCTCAGTATTGAATGGACAATTTTTCCAAGCCTTGGGCCGCCACTCTTCGGGACCACGTCATATCCATATGAGGGCCTGAAGAGAACGGGCTTTGCATGCAACTCTTCAACGGCGAGCCAGTACGCGGCGTTTGCCAATTCGTCCATCTCGAACTGTTCGATTCGATCAATGAGCCCTTCCTCGGCCAGTCTGGCGCTTGCATCGAGCAGGCGGGCTCGGTGGACCTCCGGGCTCTGCATTCGGAAATCGTCTTCGTCGAGGGTATCGCGCCACAGCTTGATCCTCAGCGCCTTGGCCTGTTCAAAATTCATGATGGGGTTCGCTTGCTTAATACTGTTTGTATATACAGTAATCGAGGCTATGGGACCCCGGCGAGGATGAACCGACGAGCAGCGTTATTTCATTCCGGCGCCATCAGCACGGCAAGTGTCAGCTTGATGAACTCTTCGTTCTTGTCGATTGTGTCCAAGGCGCCGCGCACGTTGTCGGCAACCTCGCCCGAGCCGTGAGCTTCGACCCAGTTGGAAAGCTCCATGATGGCCGCTTCGAGCGCTAGCTGGTTTTCGTTGATCTTGTACAGCAGTGAGGGAAGCAGGTCTGAGTTGGGCAATTGATGTCCTCCAGTGATGAGGACAGGGTAGCAGTTGGGAGACGTGCGTTCGGTCGGCAGGACGCCGGAGGAGGGGATTACTGTAGGAATATCCAACGCTAAGTTATTGATTCATATAGGGCGATACGGCGCTTTTAGTTCACTTGCTTTGGCTCGACTTTCCTTTATTTTTCATGGTGTTATGATTACTTCACGGTCACCTTGACATGGTGGGGGTCGTTGGTTCGAGTCCAATCGCGCCTACCAAACAAAATCCGCTCTGCTGGGCGGTCTAGAAGGGCTCACCGAAAGGTGGGCCCTTTTTTGTTGTCTGAAGCTTTAGATGGCTGAGGCTGGACGTTTCGGGCGAGACGGAACGGCGAACATCAACTATCCGCAGTATCCCCTGAAGTCGGCGAGCTTAGGCATGCCGCAGAGAGCTTGGCCCAGTCTTATCCAGTAAACATCCCTGCCCTTCGGAGGGGGGAAGGGGTATACAAAGAGGTCGTGACCGAGTATCGAGTCAGGACGGATCTGCCATTCCAGATTGCGACACGTGGCGCGACCATTGCGGCAATGGTAGTACTTACCGGACCTGCGGTGGCCAGGCGCTTGTTTACAAGCTCGAGCCGAGAGAAGACTACGAAGCTGTGGTAGGGGTGGATAGCAGTCTAAACAAAGATGGCGAGCAAGCACTTATTTGCGTATTGGCAGTTCTCGAACTGAGCGCGGTGCCTGGCACTTCAATTATGATTCCCCAAAAGCTGACCCCAGCGGCGCCTCCGCAGGTGGCCTGCAAAATTTGATGACAGGGAAATAAGCGGGATCTGGTCTTTGAGTGAATTACTGAGTGTACTGGCTGATTATGTTTTCCAAGCGATTTTCTTCCCTATCGGCTGGCCTTTGATGAAGATCCTTACCCTAGGGAAGTACCCCACCAAAGGCTCTTGGTTTTCAGAAAGCCCTTCAGCCCAATGGACGTCTGCGATTGGGCTAGCCGTGTTGGTCATTGCGATGATGGCAGGAATGAAGCAGTTCGTGTTTGCTTAGCAAATAAAGGGTAGGGGCGTTATGAAAAGCTGTTTGAGGACGCTCGGAGCTAGCCTCGCTAACAGTGAAGTGATCCCCGCCGCTTGGTTATCGGGGCTTGCGACGATAGGACTCTTGTGGGGCATGATACGGTTTTCGCCCGATAAGCTTACAGCCGAAGGACGTCAGATCTTCCTGGCTTCCATTTCTATTTTTTTGCCTCTCCATATGGCACCTGATACGGCGCAAGCGGCGAGCAAAAGCACTTGTAGCATCCATCAACCTAAAAGAAAGTCTGAGCCTTGATGATACTTAGATGCTCGGTTATTCAAGCCCCCTATTTTTTGTCTTTGACCTCTCCAGCAAGAAACTCGCTCAATGCCAAAGCGCCACCGGCGACTATCAAATTCAAGACTCCACGTGGGTAACAGGCTGGCAGTGAGAGTGGCAACAGATTGACAGCAAGGTATCGGGCGGCGTTCTTCAAATAGTCGAAGGGGCAGGCACGAGCGTTCCAGCCGATGAAATTCGGCGCAGATTCATAAGATTCTCTCTGGTTTTGACGGTTGCCGATACGAGTCATCCTCCCCTCCGTTTTCCAATGAACCGGAGCGCAGCTGAAGGGTGGTGTGCCCGATGCGATGTACTTTTCAAGTGCTGAA